ATTCTACGAGAGCGATAGCCTGCCTATCTCGGCTCAGGAGTGTGTGAACTTCTATCCGAATATTGCTCAAGCTCCTGCGTTGAATCAGGAGACGCTGTACGGTACGGCTGGACTAGAAGAAGTAGCAAACGCTAATACCTTTACAGGTAATCGAGGCGCACATGAAATGAATGGTGTGCCTTACTTTGTCATGGAGAATCGTCTCTTTAGCATGGCTGCTGACTTCTCTCTTACTTTCCACGGTGAGATTGATGGGACTGTTAGAGTCTCAATGGCTGACAACGGCACACAACTTCTTATCTTAGTTCCTAATGGGAACGGATACATCTACAACCACGTTGCGGACACATTCTCTCAAATCACAGATACAGACTTTACTGCGAACGGAAATCCTCAACTGGTTGTTTATATTGACGGCTATTTCTGCTTAACGACTGACAGCAAAAAGTTTATTGTCAGCGCTTTAAATGATGGCTTGAGCTACAACGCATTAGACTTTGGAACTGCTGAGTCTGATCCTGATGATATTGTTGCTCCTGTAGTTTTTAAGAACCAGCTATTTATAGGAGGTTCGCAGACGATAGAAGCATTTCAAAACATTGGCGGCGCTGACTTCCCATTTCAGCGAACAGGATTATTCTTACAGAAAGGCATTGTCAGTCCTTTCAGTATTCAAACTTTGCAAGATACGTTTGTATTTATTGGCGCTGGTCAAAACGAATCTCCAGCAATTTGGACGCTACAAGGAAACGATGTAGCAAAGATATCCACTACTGCTATAGATAAAGAGTTGAGTGCCTTAACAGAAGCTCAAGTAGCGTCTATCTATTCATGGGGATACGCAGAAAAAGGTGCTTATTTTGTTGGGTTTGCATTACCAAGCAGGACACTAGTTTACGATATAATTACCAAACGCTGGCATGAAAGAAAGTCTGTAATTGACGGCACTCTTGGCGGCTACCGTGTTACCGCCTTGGTAAGAGCGTACAATGATATTTGGGCAGGTGATTTAGTAGACGGAAGAATTGGAAATTTAGATCCAGATGTTTTTGACGAATACGGAACGGAAATCAGACGCTCTATAGTGACTCAGCCTTTCCAAAGTAATATGGAATCGTTTGTAGTTCCTGAGATAGAACTAACCGTTGAAAGCGGTGTTGGTAATGCCGCAGCTCCTGATCCTCAGATTGGTATGGCTCGCAGCCGTAACTCCAAGACTTGGAGCGATACTCGTTATAGAAGCATTGGTAAAATAGGCGAGTACAACCATAGAGCTATTTGGCGCAGAAACGGTAGAGCAGCTAGGTTTGAATTATTTAGGTTTACTATTAGTGATCCTGTTAAGCCTGTAATCATACAGCTTACGGCTGATATAGAAGGTGTTCAGTGAGCTATAAATTAAATGTTGGTCAGCCGATAGTTGAGTCAAATGGCACGATGAGTCAGGCTTTTAGACAGTTTACACAAGAGGCTTCGTTGGGTATTCCTATTATTGGATCTGGCAGTCCTGAAGGAGTTATAGAGGCTGTACAATATAGTCTTTATTTGGATACTACTGGCGCTGCTGGAGCTATTCAATACAGGAAGATGCTTCCTAGTATTGCTGGAGACAGAAAACAAGGCTGGATTCTTGCTTGATTACCAGAACGGTAGACGCTGACTTCATAAGATCATTTGTTACCGGATCTGAAGTGTTTGATGAGATCAGCGAGGATGACTTCTCAAGAGATGAGTGGTATCCAGATATGCACAGTGGTTGGTTCGTACATACAGAAGATGATGAAGTTTGCGGCCTCTGGATGGCTGAATTACGCAACGGCATAACCATAGAAATCCATCCAATGATCTTAAAAGAGTTCAGAGGAAAGAAAGCGTACAAAGGTGCAAGAGAGTTTTTTACTTGGATAACAAAGAACACCAAGTATGAAAAGGTAAACGCAGAGATCGCCACTTGCTTTCCTAATGCCAAGATGTTTGCGGTACAATGCGGCATGAAGTTAGAAGGAACAATTAGGCGGTCTTTTAAAAAAAACGGCAAAATACATGACCAATGGTTACTAGGCATTACTAGAGCAGAGCTAGAGGCGAGATATGAGTAAATTAGTCACAACACTATTCGGCGGCGAATCAGACAAAGGCATTAAGGCTCAAGAAGGCGCAAACAGAGAACTGATGCAATTTATGGAACGTCAACAAAATATGGCTAGGTCTGATATTCGACAAGCTATGCCTAGCCAATATGGAGCAATGACAGCAGGCCAGCAGGCTGGATTAGATGTTTTTGGGCAAACAATGCCTCAGCAAGCCGATGCCTTTGTTGGTGGCAACGTAGCTGCACAACAGGCGCTTCTTGCAGGAATGCCTATGTACGAACAGGCGATTAGAGGCACTAATGTAAACTATGGCAACTTGCAGCCATATCAAGGTAGTTACGATATGTCTTTTGCTCAACAGCAGCTACCTGATGCGGTGGCTAATCCTGAGTATATACAGCAAATTGCTCAAAATAATACGGCAAATTCTTTAGGTGGAATGGGTATAGATGCCGCCACTTTAGCCGAACTTGAAGCGCTGAGGTATTCCTAATGGAAGAGAATTTTACTGAAGGTCTTGGCGGCATAGGAATAACGCCAGAGAGCATTGTGATTGATTATATTAATGGCAATCCAAATGCTTCTTTGTCTGATATATCTAATTTAATACAGCAGACCGGAGCAAATCTTGACTCCCTATCGGCTACATTTGGAGTTGATCCAGCTGAAGCTAGGACTGCTTATAATCAAGCACTAAGCGGGCCTAGCGCGGCAGATCAAGCAGCAGAGCAAGCAGCGGCAGCTCAGGCTGAGGCGGCAACAGTTGCAGCTCAGGCTAATACGGCAGCATTGGCAGCGACTGAAGTAGCAGAAACAGAAGTTGCGGCAAAAACTTGTCTTCAGAATGTTCTTGATTTTGTTTCCCAAGGAAATAAATCTGATGAAGATATTTATAGAGAGATGGTTAAAAATGATGTCAGCATTGAGCAAGCTGCTGCCGCTGTAAATTATCCAATAGATGAAGCTACCGCTAGATACTCTCGCGCTCAAGAAATGGTTCAAATTGATGACATAGCGAAAGGCGGTGTTGAAAAGGCGTTAAAAGATTTTCCTAATGGCATCCCAGATAATTTAATAGCTCGCTATGTTTCAGAAACGACAGACTCTGCCGAAAAAATAGCTGGGTATATGGATGGGCTTGGTTTAACTCCTGACGATATGTCTAGGGCCACTGGGCTTCCTTTAGCTGATGTACAAGCAGCGTATAACCAAGCAAAAGACGGTGGTGCTACAGAAGGAACCGGCAGCACTGTTGCGGGAGCTTCTGTAGCAGGAGGAACCGGATCAGGAGCTGATTCTGGAACAACCTCTGTGGCTTCTTCAACAGCAGTAGGAGGCCGAGCTGGAAGCGGCGGTCAAACTGGGCTATCGGGAGCAGAACGCGCTTTAGCTGGTGGAGTTACGGCTGCTGCACAGGCTATCGAGTCAGGCGCTGGTCAGGCTAGATCTGATTTACTTGCTGGCACTGAATTGGCTCGTAATGATCTTGCGACAGGAGCAACAGAAGCAACTGGCGCAATCAACACTTCTACAAATCAAGGTCTTCAGGCTTTAAGTTCTGGCTTGCAGTCTGGTCAGTCTCAGATTCAGCAAGGCACTAACCAAGGTCTTCAGGCTTTAACGGCTGGCTTGCAGGCAGGCCAATCTCAAATTCAGCAAGGTACTAACCAAGGCTTACAAGCGCTTACTGCTGGAATTCAATCTGGTCAGCAGAATATAAATCAAGGCGCATCCGCAGGACTTCAAGCGTTAGGGCAAGGGCTTGGAGTTGCTAGAGGAGATGTTGCTTCTGGAACTGCGGCTGGATTACAAGCGCTTGGTCAAGGATTGGGTGCGGCAAGGCAAGATATTACCTCAAGCACAGGACAAGGCTCTTGGTCAAGGCTTAGGCACAGCTAGACAAGATATCGCAGGCGGCACACAAGCTGGCCTTCAAGCTCTTTATCAAGGTCTTGGTGGCGCTAGAACAGACCTTCAGGCAGCTCAACAAGCTGCTAGTCAACAGTACGGAGCAGGTCTTGGAGACATCACACAAGCTCGTGATCTTGCGTCTCAGCAAGTTGGTCAAGCCTTTGGTCAAGCTGGTCAGATGTTTGATCCGTATCGTCAGGCAGGCGCTGCGGCAACACAGCAACAGGCGGCGTTATCAGGCGCTCTAGGACAAGAAGCATTTAATCAGGCATTTCAAGAAAGTCCTGCTCAACAGTTCTTGCGCGAGCAAGGTGAAAGAGCAGCGCTGCGAACGGCCTCTGCTCGTGGCGGCTTAGGTGGCGGCAACGTCATGAAAGAACTATCTAGGTTTAACACTGGCCTTGCTGCTCAAGACTTACAGAACCAGATAGGCAACCTTCAGGCTCTAGGCGCTCAAGGTCTTGGCGCTAGTGGAAGTGCTGCTCAACTAGCCGCTCAAGGTGGCTCAGCCCAAGCTGATTTGCAAACGCAAGCAGCTCAACAGATGGCGGCTCAGCGCGGTCAAGTGGCTCAGTCGCAGCTAGGAACTGGTCAGCAGTTAGCAGGACTTGGCACTCGTGCCGCTGAGTCAGGTTTGGGCGCTTTAACTCAGGCAGGACAACAGCTTGGTCAATTAGGAATAACTGGCGGCACACAAGGCTTGCAAGCAATGCTTGGTCAAGGACAACAGCTAGGTCAGTTAGGCGTTACTGGTGGTACTCAAGGATTAAACACAATCACAGGTTCGGCGGGAAGATTAGCCGACATGGCT